AAAAATAAAACAATTACTAGCGATGAAATTATTAATGTCTTCATGAAATATGAGGACATTAATATTAAATCTATTGAGAAGTTAAATAAAGAAAGAGTAGTTGAGCGAAATAGAATAAAAGGTGCTTTAAGACAAACAATAAATGCTCACGGACCTATTGATATGAAACTAATAGGTAGTGCTACAAAAAGGATTTCTGGTGCACTAATAACAAACAAAGAATCAAAACCAAAAACTAAATCAAATTTCAATAGTTTTATTTGGGGGTTAATAGTTGGTTCATTAATAGTATTATTATTAATATGAAAGATTTTATTAAAAGTATATTTAGAAAAAAATTAAATGAAGGTAAACACAGCGATAAGTTTGAATACGGTTGTGTTATGGTATTTTTAGATGTGAATAAAGAAGATTGGGATAATCTTGAATCAATGATTGATAAAGATGATTTATATCTTGGTGAAGATGGTGATAGAGGATATGGGTTTGAAACTGAACCACATGTTACAGTGTTATATGGATTACATAGTGATATACCATTAGAAGATATTGAAAAGGTTATTAATGGTTTAAAAAAACCAGAATTGAAGATGCAAAAAGTATCATCATTTAATAATCCAAAATTTGGTGTATTAAAATTTGACGTGGAAAGTGAAGATTTACATAGTGAAAATAAAAAGTTTACTAAATTCCCACATACCACATCATACCCAGATTACCACCCACACGCAACGATTGCCTATATCAAACCAGATAAAATTGATAAATATGTTGATAAATTTAAAGACATTGAACCAGTTGAGGTTGTTGTAACTAAAGTGGTTTATTCAATGGCTGATGGAACAAAAAAGGAGTATCCTTTTGAAAATTAAATATTTATTTGTATATTTGTAAAATGAAAGATAAAATTAGAATGATATTAAGGGAAGGTGTTATTGATGAAACTATCAAACGAGTAGCTATATTTGATTTTGACGGAACATTAATTGATACTGATACACCAGAAAGTGGTAAACCTTTGTGGCAAAAAGAATTTGGATTTGAATGGCCATTTAAAGGTTGGTGGGGTAGACCTGAAAGTCTAGATAGTAGAATTTATTTTCAAAAAGACACTAAATTAGCACCAGGTTTAAAGGAAATTGGTCTTAAACGAAATATTTTTGATAATAACCCAATACCAAAAACATTATCAGCTTATAAAGAACAATCTAGTAGACCAGATACTATGGTATTATTATTAACTGGTAGACATGCTGGTGTTGGTAAATTGGTTACTGATATATTAAACAGTAAGGGATTAAAGTTTAACGATTATATCTATAAAACTGGTAATTTAGATACTGCTGACTTTAAAATAGAAGTATTGAATAAATTAGTTAATAACAACCCAAGCCTAGAAGAAATTGAAATCTGGGAAGATAGGGATGACCATTTACCAGTATTCCAAGACTGGGCCAGTAAACAAAAAATAAAAGTAATTGTTCATCATATAACGGATGCAACAAAGTAAAAAAATGGAGCCAATAGGTTCCCTTTTTCATTTTAAGTAATATTTATAATAAACGCTTAAAATGAAAGTTACAAAGATTACAAGTAAAGGTATTGATTTAATTAAATCATTCGAAGGCTTTAGTTCAAAACCTTATTTATGTCCAGCAAAAATTCCAACAATTGGATATGGTGCCACATTTTACCCAAACGGTAAAAAAGTTACAATGAAAGATTCATCAATCACAGAAGAAAAAGCTATTGAGTTATTAAAAAGCATGTTGATTAAGTTTGAGCAATATGTTGATTCATATTGTATTGATACGGTTACTCAAAGTCAATTTGATGCATTAGTTTCATTTTGTTATAATCTAGGACCATCTAATTTGAAATCTAGTACACTTCTTAAAAAAGTTAATACAAACCCAAATGACATAACGATTGAAGCTGAATTTATGAAATGGACTAAAGCTGGTGGTAAAACACTTAAAGGTTTAGTTAGAAGAAGAGAAGCTGAAGTTAAATTATACTTTAATAAATAATAAAAAAATGAGCTATACTAAAGAACAAATTGAAAAGGCTGTCAAATCTAAAGGTTATACTTGGTTTGAAGGAGCTAAAGACTATGATGTAAACATCGTAGGGGTAAGAAATAATGCACCATCTGTTGCTGATAAGGTAACAAATGTATTTGATGATTTCATTACACTATCTTTTAAAGAAAATGGTGTTTGGAAATTCTATATCTGGAATAATACAACAGACCCAGGTAAAAAAGGGGTTGAACAATTCCATAATTCTAAAGGTGTTGCTAGGTTAGTACCTGGACAATATCGTTCTGTTTGGACAATTGATAAACATCAAGGTAAATACGAAGCACTTTGTCAAAGAAATGGTAACGTAAAGGTTTATCGTGATGGTGATAAGAATAATGTATTCTCTGAAGCTATAGTTGATACAGGTATGTTTGGGATTAACATTCATAAAGCTGGTCAAGATTCAACATGGGTAGAAAATTGGAGCGAAGGTTGTCAAGTGTTTAAACGAGTAAAAGATTTTGATGAATTTATGAAAATATGTAAGAAAGCTGCAAAAATTCATGGAAACAAATTCTCATATACGTTACTAGAAAGTACTGATATAATTTAAATAAAAAGCCACCTAGTGTGGCTTTTTTCATTTATTGTTGGTATATTTGTAAAAAAATAAAAATTGATGTTTAAAAAAGGAGATATTGTAACTGGTGAAATTGGTCTTACGGGATTCGGTTCAGGTTATGTTACAAACCAAGATATAAAAAAGGGTATACATATCAATAAAGGTAGTGTAAACAAAGCATTGCATTTAGATATAGTTAAAGTTGAATTAACCAAAACTGATAATGGTCAATTTGAAGGTAAGGTAATTGAGATTGTAGAACGATTCAAGACTGAGTTCGTTGGTACTATGCAAATATCATTAAAGCATGCTTTTCTAATACCAGATAATAAACGAATGAATATTGATATATTCATCCCATTAAATAAAACAATGGGTGCATCTAATGGTGAAAAGGTTGTTGTGAAAATGACAACTTGGGGTGATAATCAGAAAAACCCTAATGGTGAAGTAATTAGAGTATTAGGTCAATCAGGTAATAATGATGTTGAAATTCATAGTATATTGGAAGAATATAATCTACCATATGAATTTAAACAAAATGTAATTAATGAGTCTGAATTAATATCAGATGTTATTTCAGAAAAAGAAATAGCTAAAAGATTAGATATGCGTGACATATTAACTTTTACTATTGATGGTGAAACAGCTAAAGATTTAGATGATGCCTTATCAGTACAATGGGTTGATGGTAATATTGAAGTTGCTGTTCATATTGCGGATGTATCTTATTATGTAAAACCAAATACAGCTATAGATGATGAGGCATATAAACGTGGTACATCGGTTTATTTAGTTGATAGAGTTGTACCGATGTTACCAGAAAAATTAAGTAATAATCTTTGCTCACTTAACCCACATACTGATAAATTAGTTTATTCATTTATATTCACACTTGACCAAAATGGTAAAGTAATTAAAGAAAAGTTTTGTCGTGGTATAATCAATTCAAATTACCGATTAACATATACTGAAGTTCAAAAAGTAATTGAAGGTGGTGACATCTATAATAAAGAGTTAAAAAGAGCTATATTAGATTTGAATCGATACGCAAGTAAAATAAGAAAAATTAGAAGTGATAAAAATTCATTAAAATTTAGAGGTTCTGAAGTTAAGTTTGATTTAGATTTAAATGGAAACCCACTTGGCGTTTATTTTACTGAGCAAAAAGAATCAAATTGGTTGATTGAGGAATTTATGGTTTTAACAAACAGACAAGTTTGTGAATACGTAACAAAAAAAGGTGTTGTGACATTGCATAGAACACATGATGAACCAGACCCAACTAGATTAGAATCACTAAAAACATTTATAGAATTGATTGGTTATAAATTAGACTTATCTGATGATAATAAGATTAAGGATAAACTAAATGGGTTACTTAAGGAAGTTAAAGATACACCAGAAGAAAATATAATTAATAATTTAGTAGTTAGATGTATGACTAAAGCTAATTATCAAACTAAAAATATAGGGCATTATGGTTTAGGTGTTAAGTTTTATATGCATACAACTAGTCCAATCAGAAGATATCCTGATTTAATATTCCATAGAATAATTAGTGGTGTATTGGGTAACGATGGTTACGTTGGGTAATTACCTGTGAATGTTTGAGACTCATCACCTCTTCTAACTATTAATCCTGGATATTTTCTAAACATTTGGCTGCTAGTGCTTTTAATTGCTTCAGCAGCTTGTTTAAATTTACCACGTTTTACTAATTGGATAAATTCACTTTTTCTAAATGTGGTAACACCCATATTATAAATCATTGAAACCATAGCATCATACATAGGTTGAGTTATTTTAGGATTAATACCATCAGCTTTCCATTCATTCAATAACCTATCTAAACCTTCAGCAGCTATTTTAACATCATCTTTTAATAATTGTTCAGCTTGTTCTGGTGTTATGGTTACCTTTTCACCTCTTTGTTTCATTTTTTCATACTCATCGTATGATACTAAGAAATCATAACTACTACTATTATCACCTCTAGAAATATCCTTAAATACAGCGTGACCGTATCCAATTGTATATGCACCGTCACCAATATTATAAGCGGTAAGTACTGGTTTACCACCAATACCTTCATGAGTTTTTAATAAATCAATTATTTTATTTGAAAACTTTTCTTTTACTACAGGTTTTTCGGCTTTTTGTGGTACTTCTTTTTTAGTTATAGCATTATCTAATAGGTCACCAACCATCGTTACTACATTGTTTTTAGGTAAAGCATCTACTTTGCTATCAACATCAACCAATTGATTATAACCCATTGTTAATGCCATTGATGCTATTGCTACCTTAACAACACGAGATTTTAATTTATCTGGTAATTCAGCAACTTTAGCAACTAATGTCTTAATGAAATCTATACCTTGTTCAGCTGTTCTAACATATGATGCTGATTTTTTAATATCAGTTTCAATATTATTTACTCTATCATAGAATTTATTATTAACAAAATCCCATTCATAAGATGCTGAATCATCATCAGCTTCTAATAATAAAGAATTAACATTTGGGTATGATTCGACAAGCAATTTAGATTCATTAATTGCTTTATTTAAGTAGTACATACTACTTAATCTATTGATATTCTCAAATGTCATAATTCTCATCATTTATAAATATCTTTTTTTATATTAAAAATATTGATAATTTGATTTTAAATTAGTATATTTGCAAAATGAAGTATAAATCTGATGAATTAGAAAAAATGGCAGCACATCTTTCTCAAAGAGAAAGGGTAGCACAAAAAGCTAGTAGAGATAGCATTAAGTATAAGCAATGTCAATACTTGATGGATAAATTAGGTAAAATATATACTGGTGTAATAACTTCAGTTCAAGACTATGGTATATTCGTTGAAATACCAGAAAATGGTTGTGAGGGGTTAGTTAAATCATCAGATATAGGTTATAGAACTTGGACACCTGATGTTAAAAACCATTGTTTTATTGAAGAAATAACTGGTAGAAAAATGAGATTAGGTGATGAAATAAAAATTATTATTAAGACAGTAGATTTAGAAAAAAAAGAAATTAACATGAGTGTGCTAGATATTTATTAATATGAACAAACCTATTACCAAAGAATTTGATTTTGGCGAATACATCGTACACATCACGTATTATGGTGATGGTAAGATAGATGTTAGTGTATTAGATGAATTTGGTGATGAAATTGAAGGGGTTTACATATCAAATGATGATGGTGATGATAACGGGGTTGATTTTAATTTAAATTAGTGGCTATAAATCTTGAATTTGAAAGTTATAGAGAAATTATTAATTTCATTCAAAATGAAAAGGATTTATTATTTACTGAAACTCTAAATGAAATTAAAAACTCAATAAAAAATAATGAAAAAATAGCCAATGTTGCCAACCTAATGGTTAATGATGATGTCATTACTATAAACGTTGAAAAATCAGATTGGTCATCACACTTAAACTTTTCAATTGCTTATTTTGAACGCATTGAAGATTACGAAACTTGTATAGAAATTAATAACATACTTAAAGGTTTATGACCGAATCTGAATTTGTTTTATGGTATGTTAATAAACATTACCTATTTAATGGTTTAACTATGAGATATAAATATCAACATGATAACCATAGTATTAATTTTAATTCTTTTTGTGATAAAGTTAAAAAATCTATTAGTATTGACATATTAGATGGTGAATCATTAAATAATTACTTATTAAGCTGGTTTAAAAATAAACAGATAGAGGCTAAATCTGATATTTTGGATTATATAAAATACAAATATAAAGTAACATTAGGTCCAACATCTTGGGTAATTTCAAAATTGAATGGTAAAATAGTAAATGAATGTGATATAATCACATGTTTTAAACAAAAATATGAAAACGAATTCATCGAAAGAATTATCATTGATTGGTATGAAAATGAGATGATTAGGATTACCGAAACATCCACATTACATTTTAAATAAAAAAAACATTAAAAATATTTGGATAATGTCTTTATTATCCTTACCTTTGTCAAAATTAATTATGGAAGTTATAACACGAAATAAAAAAGCTTCATTTGAATATGAGTTTATTTATAAACTAACAGCTGGTATCAAACTAATTGGTAGTGAAGTAAAATCAATACGTAATCATAAGGTGTCAATATCTGAGGGTTATTGTTATATTAAAAATGACGAACTGTTTATTAAAGGTATGAATATATCTGAATATAAACAAAGTGGTATTCATACGAATCATGAACCAACCAGGTTAAGGAAATTATTGTTGAACAAAAAAGAAATAATAAAATTAAATGAAAATGTAGAGCAAAAAGGGTTGACAATAGTACCAATTAGTGTTATTATTACCGACAAAGGTTTAATAAAAATTGAAATAGCACTATGTAGAGGTAAAAAGCTTCACGATAAACGTGATACAATTAAAAAACGTGATTTAGAACGAGAACTTAACGTAAAAATTTAAAATAAATATATGAGACAATTAAAAATTAGCCAAAAAATTACAGACAGAACATCATCAAAAGCATTCGCTCAATACTTAATGGATGTTAGAGCAATCAAATCATTTGAAACCGCAGATGAAGAATATCAATGTGCGATTAAAGCTTTCAATGGGGATAGTGATGCTTTAAATGAATTGATTGAGAGAAATTTAAAGTTTGTAATTAGTGTGGCTAAACAATATACCAATGCTAAATCACCACTTGAAGAATTGGTTAATGAGGGCAACTATGGCTTAATTGAAGCTGCTCAAAAGTTCGACCCAAGTCGTGGTTTCAAATTCATATCTTATGCTGTTTGGTATATAAGAAAAAATGTGACAGATTACATGAACAAGTATTCTAGAACTGTTAGAATTCCAATAAATAGAATTACTGAGTTGAATAAACTTAAGAGAGAAATGTCTGGTCTAGAACAAATCAACCAAAGACCAACAGCTGCTCAAGATTTGGTTGGACTTGAAGGTTCTGATTTGAATTTTGATAACATTAATATGTTATTAAGTTTAGATACTATGTCAGTTATGTCATTAGACACACCATTCACTAGTGATTCGGATAGTGGTTCAATGATTGATGTACTTGAAAACGGTAATTCATTAAGTGCTGACCATTTAGTTAACAATAATGATTTACAATCAGTATTAGATTCAATCATGACAACTCTTGATTGTAGACAAAAAGAAATTATAACACTAACTTATGGATTAAATGGTTATGAACCATTAAGTTTAGTTGAAATTGGTCATAAAGTTGACATGAGTCGAGAAGGTGTAAGACAAGTTAGAAAGAAAGCTTTAAAAATCATGAAAATAAATATGAATCGAAGAGGCATCAAAATGGAATTATTTCAGAATTAATTAAAACCCCTTATGGGGTTTTTTTATTTGTGTTTTTAGTAACTTATAGATATTTATTAATAAAATAATACACTAATTATGAAAAACATAATCAAACTTAATAAACAAGACTTGGATAAATCGGCACAAAAAATTATTAAAGAAGATATTCAAAATAATAAATTATATAACGATTTAAAGTCAGTTATTAGAGATTCAATTTCAAGTAAAGAAGAAATAATAGATGTATTAAAATACATTCTTGATGAAAAAGAGGGTCATGGTTGGGTAACAAAAGAAAAGGCCCTTAAAAATCTGGGTGAGTCTGATATTAAAAAAATGTTAAGAGAATCATTGAATGGTTTATTCGAAGATAATAAAGAAGAACCTAAAATCAAACGTGATGATACCAACGATGATAAAGAAGGTGATGGTGAAACTAAAGTTGAATATGATGATATTATAAACTTCTTTAAAAAACACGATTCAATCAAACAAGTTGGTATATTCAGAGAAGCTGGATTCAGTGAAAAAGAAATTTACACTAGATTACCATACAAAAAATTAAATCAAGAACAAAATGAAGAAGGTGGTACTTATCGATTCACAAAAGATGAAGTAGATAGAGTTAGAACAGTATTATCTAAATATCCTGGCGGGGGTAAAGTAGGTTAAAAATTAATAAATCCACGAAAGTGGATTTTTTTTTGTCATAATATTTGGAAATGTTATTTATTTACCCTATCTTTGTTTTATAAAAATAAGAGATATGGAAAATGATGGAATCAAATTTTACCAAGTATTCGGATTCGGTGGTACTATAGGGGTAAACAAATTAACGTTTAGTGATTTAATAATGGTAAAGGGTGGCACCTTGATTGTTATGATATTATTATTGGGTGTGCTAGCATCTATATTCCCAATAATAATGCTATTTGTATATGCATTTTTACTTTTATTTGGTAATTGGGAACAAATGCAATTGGACCGAGTTAGAGTTAACATATTCGCAATTGCTGGTTATGTATATTTTATGATTGATTACCACTTCGGATTTGTTGGTTGGTTATTCTTTTATAAAATGTTTGGTGCTGAGTTTGTTGATAAATTATGTTATATTAATACAGCGTTAGTTATATTGAATATTCTCCTAATGTTTTTTGGTAATAGATTGTTCAATGAAATACAACATGGTATTATTAGATTAGCCGCATTTGCTTTTATTTTATTTTTATCAAATAAAATATTGATACCAATAGGTAAATCATTGAGTCCAGCGATAACAACACAATATATTCCAAAACCTGGTGATGGTGTGATGGATGACGTAGAAAGTGTTGAGGACCCGAATCAAGAAGAAATGATGGATTTAGATGACGAGATTGAAAAACATGAACATGGTAGAGGTAATTACAATTACCAACAACCTAACGATGATGAATATATTGGTCGAGATTAAAAATATTCTTATTAAATTTGGTTAATTGAAAAATAATCATTATATTTGTATAAACAATAAAACAATTAGTTATGTATACGTTTGTAAATTTAGAATTGAGAAAAGAAGCTAGCAAATTGGTAGCGAAAGGTTGGGAACCAACTAAAGGTAGAATCAGTGGTAACTCTATTGAGTTTGATGAAGACTGTTCATCATATCTTTACTACGGTAATGTACAAGGTAGAGATGCTGATTTAGCTGAATTGAAGAAAATGTTTCAATAAAATTTGGTTAACTAATAATTTATTAGTATATTTGTATTATGAAATATTTAACAGAGGTTGAAAGAAAACAAAGGGTACTTGATGAATTCAATGGTTTTACATTTGAATACACTACGGACCTATCTAACGAGGTTTTAATACACCCACCAACCGAATACACCAATGAGATGCTTTGCGTTGCCATATCTCAACTAATTGGTATGTTTATGTCAACAACACATGATAAGTTAAACGGATTCTCAGGATTCGATAATATTAAATTTAAAATTAAGTAAAAATGTCAAGAAGCAGTTTTTTAGTTTTCGATTCAGTAATGGGTTTTGAACACAAAGATGAACCAACTCAAATTATTGAAGCTGATGGTTCTATTAGATACTATAAAGGTGGTATTCGTTCCACTTATAAATCTGGTGAATTAGCACATATAACACCAAAAGAGTGTAACCCAAAATGGTTTACAAATTTCAATCAAGCATTACTTGATAAAATAAAAGATTACCATAGAAATAATAATTAAATGAGAATATTTAGAACCTTAAAAATAGGAATTAGTAATCTATGGGCTTGGTTACCTATAATTTGGAAAGATAGGGATTGGGACTCTTGGTTTATATATCAGATTATTGAATTTAAATTAAGGAGACAATCTAATTATATCGGTAGTAAGGATAGACATACCAGGGCACAAGAAGATGCTAAAGATATGTTAATTTGTGCTGATTTAATTAATAAAGTTAAAGACTCTTATTACGATTCAGAATATACTGATTACCATGAAAGTGAAATGATATTTACAGATATTGAAGATAAACCAGGTTATAGTGAAATAAATATTAATACTATCAGTGAAGATTTTGATTCGTATTTTAGAAAGTTTCCAACGTGGCATAAACGAGCAATTATCTTTATTAAAGAAAATCAAAAAAGATTTACTACTGACCATAATGATAAAAAATTAGTTGCTATGATTATGGGTGACTTAAGACAAGAAAAAGCTAAGGATTTAGTATTTAGAATCATGTCCAAAAAAATCAATAGATGGTGGGATTAAAAAATAAAATTATGGAAAAAACAAACCATGGTGTTGAACGTAAATTTGATTTGGTTATAAAAGACAGAGGTGAACAAATAAAAAACTCATAATTTTTATTTTATTACTTATAACGTTTTGCAGCTATATTTAGTTGCGAACTTTGAAAACGAAAACTTTAAATTAAGATAAAATGAAATTAGAAAATGAAAACTTGAATGAACCACAAAAACCGCAATTGAATATAGGTGCTGTTATAAGCCGTATTTTCTTTGGTTTATTGATTGTGGTAGTATCAGCGAATGTTGGTAAATGGATTGGTATAGGGTTATTTAAGCTAATAATGTGGTTAGGAATACTTCCATATTTAGAAAAGTTCTTTGGATGGTTCATCTTTTAATATGGTTTATAACGGTAGGCAACTTAGCGCATACTGAAAGTTGCGCTAAGATGCTGTTATGCTTAGGTGCGAGATAGAAAAATAAACTTTATAAATTAACAGAAATGTCAGATTTTAAAATAGGTTGCTCACCTTTAACGAGTAGAATTTACGTAGGTAAAGTTAAAAAAGGAATGTGGATTGGAGAAAAGCATGATGTAACTGAAGATGCTGTTGCTAGTGTTGCTGAAAACTTATTAAAGACAGACGAGCGGTTTCAGTTTTCTTTAGGTGGAAAACGCTACGAGTTAAAGGTTATAGAAATTGAAAGCACTTGAGCATAACGTCCGATGATAAACAATCGTTTTAATGTTGTTTATCATTTGTTAGGTTTAGTTAAATTATTGTTTTACCGATTAAAAAAATAGAAAATATGGAAAATAAATTTGAATCACCAGGTATATCAGCAAAGGGCGATGTAGAAATATATATAAATCCAAAATCACTCGCAATAGAATTTGCTAAGTGGGTGAGCAATCAACAAGTTTTAGATGATTTTTGGAGTATGAGTAATAAGGTACAAGAAGAGGCTTACGAACTCTTTATTAAAGAAATAAACTCAAAACAATAATTTAATTGGACCTAACGTATCGCAAGTATAAAAAGTTGGGGACTTGAAAAAGTTGGCGTGGGTTCATCGAATCGGGTCAGTTATAGAAGCCGAAGTTCTCAATAGACTCATAACCCCCAATTTCTTATACTTGATGTTATGTAAGCGTTTTAATGTTACATAACGATTGGGTATATACGCAGTACCCGATGGAGAAATTTTAAATTTAGTACAAACCTTAATAGGGTATTGCGTATATACCTTGTTAGCAAACGTTTATTATTATGGATGAAGTTAAAATGTTTTTATTTGCAAGGTGGATAGCTACTTGTTATGCTGATGAACATCTTGATGAAAAAATGAGATACACAGACAATGAAGATTTTGACGGAACTACTGCAATGTCTGTGTTAAATAGAGAAAGTGGCAATTGGTACAAAGAACAGTTAAAACATTTTAACGATGTTGTGTATCCAAATTATGTTAAAAACGGTAGTGTTGATAATGCAAAGGCTTTCTTTAATGTTTGCTAACGTCTGATGATAAACAATCGTTTTAATGTTGTTTATCATTTGTTAGGTTTAGTTAAAAACATTTAGAAATAAATTTAAAATATTAATGGAAAATATAAATATTCTTTGGATAAGAGAGGAAAGGAGTAGTTCCTTCAATGGAACAATGATAGGTTATAAAACCGAATATGGTTTGTGTGGTTCTTTTAGTATGGATTTACTTGAGACCTATAAAAAATTATTCTATATTATAGATGGTAAAGACTTATTAAAAACACTTAATTGGAGATGATTGTATGTTTTTAATTGAACCTAACGTTATCGGGCTTGGCGAAGTGGCTGAACCGAATGTTTGATAGAATTACTGAACTTAAAATTAAAAACAAATGATTGATAGAATTACCGAACAGCCATTTTGCCAAACCCGTGTTATGCGTTCGTTGCATAGCGTGGTTGTGGCTTGGCGAAAATACGCTGCACTTCCGATATTGTTATTACAGATAATAACAGGTGCTTGGTGCAGTAGTATTGTGTATGGGTGTGTGATGGCGTTGTGGTTGACAGTGCCTTGCGGAATAAAGATGGTTAATTGCAGATGGTATTTATGGTATCCACGACAATTATTATTTGCAACGATGTCGGCACTGGCATTGTGGGATGGATTGCAATGACGCATAACGTTCGAGTGCTTGGCGAAGAAGCGGATAAATAAAAACTATCGTTTTCCCGAAGCCAAGAACACGATAATAAAAAACAAACTTTAAATTAATAACCAAAACCGCTTTTTTGCCAAACACTTGTTATAAGAAGTAGCGGTTCATTAAACAAACGTAATTATGGAAACGAATGAAAAAAAATGCTTTAACGAATTTTGTAAAAGTAAAAATTGCCCTGAATATATTGAATGGTCTTTTGATATGGGGGCAAATTGTGTAAGTTGTAAATTAGTAGGTCAATCTTACAATATTGATGAATACCCTACGGATTGCATTTTTTTAGAGGAAATAGTTGCTTATGAAAAAGAATCGTAGCTATTTCTTATAACGTTTTGTGGCTACGAGCAGACGGCTTGAGCATAATGGTTGATTCAGCCGTTTGATTGTAACCACTGTTATCTTTAGTTGTTTTTAAGTATAATTTAATAAATAGTATAAAAATGGAAAATGAAATTTTAGAAGTAGAAATGGAATTGGGTAACGGTTCAATTCAAAAAATGTTTATTCAAGAAGTAGATAGTTCCGATTGGGATGAAATAGAAAAAGGAACTAAAGGATTACTTTCTCTTATTAATGGTCAACAAATGTTAATTGAAATTAATTCAGCTGACTATGAAGGTGTATCTTTTAAAATTATTGGAGAAAGTCAGTCATTCTTTTATGACGAAGAAGTTATTAATAGTTTATTTATTGAGGTCGAACCGAGTATAAGTGACAATTGAAGATAACGGAAGGCAGCTTGCAGAAGTGCGGGATTACGGAGAACAAATTTTCAATTTAACAACAAAATTATGAGCGAAGAACAAAACATCAATGAACCACAAGACCCCGCATTTTTGCAAGGTGCTGTTATATGCAGTGCTTGTGGTGGAAATGGTTACACGATTGAAATCGAAGCGGAGTGCTGTGGTAACTACAAAGAATACGGATGTTGCGGAGTGCCTAACCCTGTTCAAGTTCAAGTAGAGTGTAAATGTGATAAAGGTTATGTGCGGTAGGAGCATTGCATATAACGTCTGAGAATATAAGTACGGTTTGCGAACATGATTGGAAAGCAGACCAATTTGATTGCTATGATAATGCTACATGAATGTATTGTAATGACTGTGAAGCCGTGCAAACTGACTTATAACGATATGCGTATAAGTCAGTTTGAATATTTAATAAAAAAATATAAATCAATAACCCCTGATGTGTGGGAATAATAAAACTAAAAATTAAAATTATGGAAAAAAATACTAGAGTAATTCTGAAACAAAACAATATTATTATTAAAAATCAAATTTTAATAATGAAGGGGTTAATTGATTTGATGGGTAAATTTTCAGATGAAAATCTTGTTATTGATTTAATGGTACAAGTAAACACTTTAGAAGAACTGACAACAGAAACATCAAAAGCATTAAAATAAACATATAAATATTAAAACAAAAACAAAAAATAAACCTATAAATTAAAATTATGGAAGATTTAAAAGAATTATTAGAGGAATTTATTGATTGGGCAAGAGATTGCGGTGAAGATGCATTTTATGTATTCGATGAAACAGAGGAAGCAATAGAACGATTTATGAAACAACGTGAGGACTAAGTTATTTAGCTTACTTGCTGTTAGCTGCTGGCCTTCTCACAAATTCAAATAAAATGAAAACAGGAATTGAATTAATTGCCGAAGAAAGTCAGCGACAAATTGAAAAAGAATGTTGGACACCTAAACACGATGACCAACACAATACAGGTGACTTAGCACACGCAGCAACCGCTTATGCTTCTGCCGAA